GTTAAATAATAAGAAAACATATAATGGTTATATTATTCATTATGTTAATAAAAAATTAAAAAAAGGATGGATACAAATAAATGATAATTATAAAATTAATCATATGATAGATAAATTAAATTTTCCATATTATTTAGTTGTTACTAATAATCTTGTAAAAAATAATGGATTTTCCGGATCACCATGGTTGGTTTTACAGGATAATAAATTAAAATTACTAGGTGCACATATCGGTAGAACAGAAGGTAAATATAAGAATTCACCTATAGAAATTATATATGTTAAACCATTAAATAAAATAATTTCATGAATCAACTATTAATACTTTCCCATAAACATTAAACCCTGCTATTTTGGAAGCTTCATTATTTGCTGGTAATTTTTTAAGTTCACCTTCTTCATTTACATACATTAATTTGTTATCAGGAGTATTGATAATTGTAAAATATCCACCAACAATGTTTTGAATAGTTTCTAAATCAGGTTCTTTTTTATAATAAAAAATTGTTTGTTCTTTCTTTTTTTCGCTCATATTATAAATAAATATTTTTTAAATTTAACATTTTCAATTTTTAAAATATAGTCAATAAAACTCTATATAAATAAAAAAAACAATAAATAAAATTATTTTTTGTTTTTTTTCGAAAGTGTTAAATTGTTTTTTTTATAACATAATGTTATAAGAATTTTTACACCTCCTTCTGATCGTATCATTTTGGCGCCGTAGCTTTCTTTAATGATGAGACCGAAATCTAATCTATCGTTTTCTCGATAATTAAACTTTTTATCAACCAAAATCTATGCAAAACAATATTAAATAGGTATCAATAATAATGTTCAGAATTATTATTTTTATTCATCCTCACTTTATACTTTACATAATTCTAAATCTACTGCACTATAGATCTAGAATAATTTAATGGATGGCTTTCCACCTCAAATTTTGTTTACTCAAAATTTGTTAATCATCTACTTTATCATATTAAAGAATCCTAGATGAAAAGTTAACACGCACATGTAATTATTTAGATCTTTATAGTAACCCGGTAAAACCGGGCAGATTTATCCATATCTTAATAAAAACACATACAATTTGTTTAAATTAATGTGGTCTTTATTAATTTGATTTTTCAATTTTTTATATTTTAATCTAACATATTATACGTTTTTAAAACAAATATATAACTAAATGCTAACTCTTTCATATATTTATATCTATTACTTCCACCAAAATGTCCTTCATCCATTTCTGTTTTTAATAATAATAAATTATTATCTTTTTTATAATGTCTTAATTTTGCTACAAATTTAGCAGGTTCCCAATATTGAACTCTAGGATCATTTAATCCAGCTAATATTAATGCATTTGGATATTCAGTTTCAGTAATATTATCATAAGGAGAATACTGTTTCATATAATTAAAATATTCTTCTTGATTTGGATTACCCCATTGTTCCCATTCAGGAGTTGTTAGAGGTATTGATGGATCAGCCATTGTAGTCAAAACATCAACAAATGGTACACCGCCTATCACTGTATTAAAAAGATCTGGTCTTAATGTCATACATGCTCCAACTAATAATCCTCCTGCGCTACGTCCTTCAATAGTTATTCCTTTACTAAAAGTATATTTTTCTTTTATTAAATATTCTGCACAAGCAATAAAATCATGAAAAGTATTCATTTTATTTTTCATTTTACCGTCTTCATACCATTTATAACCCAAAAAACTACTACCTCTTACATGTCCTATAACGTAAACAAAACCTCTATTTAATAATGGAAGAATTCTAGCTGAAAAATCTGCATCTACAGTATGTCCATAAGAACCATAACCATAAAGATACACTGGATTACTACCATCTTTTTTAAATAACGATTTTTTATATACAATAGATAATGGAACCATTACTCCATCGTGACTTTCTGCATATAGTCTTTTACTTTCATACTCATTTTTATCAAAATTTGGAACTTCTTTTTGTTTTAATAGATTTAAATTTTTTGTTTCTAAATTATATTCATATAAAGATACTGGTGTGTCCAAAGAATCATTAGTAATCCATATTATATCAGTATTATATATATTTAATCCACTAATCTCAAGATTTGTTATTTTATTTTTTTTAATTTCTTCATCTGTATTTTCTAACTCTATATTATAAGAATTATCAAAATCATAATTGTTATCCACTAATTTTAATACCTTTATATAATTAGTACCATTCTCTTTATAAATAACTATTAAATAGTTTTTTAATTCATAAACACCTTTAATATATTTTTTTTCATCATACGGTATTAAATCTTTCCAATTATCCATACTAGTGTTATTAATATCTGTTACCATCACTTTGAAATTACGACAATTATCTTTATTTGTTACAATTATAAATCTTCCTTCATGATAATCAATATTGTATTTTAAACCTTCCTTCATTTTGGAAAACAACTTGATTTCTGGATCTTCCTCTGTAAAATAATAATATTCACTTGATTCATAACTTGATGCAGATATGAAAAAATATTTTTGATCATTTGACATACTTAGACCAACAGAAATTAAATCATTATCATTTTGAAATATTTTTTTTGTTTCTTTAGTAAGAAAATTATATTTCCATATCTGATACATTCTGTTTGATTGATTTCCCATCTCATAATATATATGGTTTTTATACCAAAAATAACTACAATACATTAATTCTGGTATATTATGAGCAATAATTTTCTTAGTATCAATATCTTTAATAATTAGTATATATTTCTCATCTCCATTTTCATCTATTCCATAAGATAAATATTTATGATCATCTGTTATCTGAAAAGAAGATATATCACAATGACTTTTGCCTTCAGCTATTACGTTTATATCTAAAAGAACTTCTTCTTCATTTGTATTCATATTTTTTCTACAATAAATTGCATAACTCTTACCTTCAATTGTTCTTGTAAAGTATCTATATTTACTATTCCATCCACCATTTCCTTTGGGACGGGGGTATGAATCATAAGTTTCTTTTATATGAGATTTAATTTCTGAGAACATATTATTAATATTATTTTTACTTGGATCCATTATTTTTTTTGTATATGTATTTTCATCATTTAAATAATTAAGTACATCTTTATTAGTTCTCTTATCTTCACTTAACCAATAATAATAATCATCTAATTCTTTAGGTGGATTCATTAAATTACTACCTCTTTGTTCTCCTTCAACAAATCCTAATTTTACTTTTGTTAATTCACGTTTCGCTATTGGAAATTCTGACATTATATAATATATAAATAAATATTTATTTAAATGTTATAAATTTAAAATAATCAATATAAATTAAAAAACAATAAATAAAATTATTTTTTGTTTTTCCGTGCTCCCCCATCTCCACACCATCAACCTTTATGATGTACCTACTATATGATAACATATCATCTTTTACGAATGTCTTCGAAAAAATAGTTGATTTTGATTTTGAAAATTAAACATTCTAATCATTACTAAGATTTTGTGGTCAATCTAATTAGAATTTAGCAAAAACTAGGTTTTTTTGTTTTTTTGTTTTTTTGTTTTTTTTACTAATTGTTCAATAATTCGATAGGCTAGTTTTTTTTATTTTTTTTTATTATGTAAATCTAATTACATTGAGTGTTTGATAACGGGCGCAATACTCTCTTTTTTAAAATATAATATTCTCTATTTTCTCACAATACACATCTCAAAGCAGAATGTGTATCTCCAAAATTTGCTTTCATTAAGGGTCAGTCCTGCCTTTTTCAAGGTAACCCACCAGTTATCTTATGCAAATACATAAGTCAATTCTAACTTTAAGAATTGAACTTTGCATAATTCAAAATTATATTACTCCATACTCTTATTCTTATATGGCTGATATATTATAATTTATCTTTGGAATTGGCTAAGTCACTCTTCTACTTTCATTACAAAAATATTCAAGTAACACTCCAGATTACTATGCTAGTAATGCACAGTATCTATATAGAAATAACGAAGGTTTTTGATAATTTTTCTTAATAAAATCTCAAAAGTTATTTATTCTCCGAGTCTAGAAAAAAAAATATTAAAATCTTTACGTATGTACTTAATTTCGTTTAAGATACATTGTAATTTTATTATTTTTTGTAATTCGTATAACAGTGTATCTTTGAGAATACACTATTAGGAAGTAGACTAATCTTCCAATGGTTTTTTATTAAAGAGTAGTTTAAATAACTTAAAATTCAATTTTTTTTAAATAATATTTATTACATAAATTAAAAAAGAATATTTATAATATAATTGGTATTTGTAATAAAATATTCAGACTGTAAAAATTTATAAAATAACATAATAAATTAATTTTATCGAGACCATACATGATAATTTAATAATGATTTATCAGAAGCTCTACACGACATTCTTTCTGAATGTTCTCTTGTATTATAGTAACTCTTTGGAACGTTACAATGTATACATCGAATTTCTTTGAATATTGAACATAATAATCCCATATATTATGTTTTATATTTTTTCCTTTAAATTATTATTAAAAAAAATATATCTTCTTGAAATTTACGATGTTGTACGTTTAAAAACTAATGCTATTGTATCATCTACTTGCATTTTATGAGCTATTATCTTAAAAATAACATCATAATCAAAATCATCTTTTTCTATATACTTGAAAAAATGATCTATTAATTTTTCACAGTCTTCATCGCGAATATGACTATCAACATCTTTTATCATTTTGGTAAAAGTCGAAATTAACTTTGAAGAGAAATATCTATTTTTGATTCTACTTTTAAAATAGTGAACCATACCTTTTATTCCTTCATCGGGTTTCAGTTCATAACTACTTTCAAGCTTTTCTTGTACAAAATTAAAATTTTTTCCGTTGTTAATTTCAAATAATATCCAGATGGAATAGAAAATACTTTATTTAAAGATTCATTTGGATCAGTAAAAGAATAAAAGTTAGTTAAAAATTATTTTTAATTTATTAATAAAAAAATTACAAATATGACTAGATATCTCCAAATCCATGTTCATGCCATTTAGCTAATGTTTCCTCAATTGGTTCTTGTATTTTAGAAATTGGTACAACAGCATCTATACCGCACAATTCACAAATAACAGTTGATTTATCGCATACATCAGAATCAATTGTAACATTTGGTTTTCCTAAACAATATACACACCTACATCCATTCGTATCTTTAAGAATATCTTGTAGATTATTTGTTGCAAACTTGATATATCCACGAGTAGGCTCTTTTTCAATTACTTCTTGTATTTGTCGCTCCTCTAATATTATAGTTGACAAACGCGGTACCTCAGGCAAGTCTGTCTCTATGTAAACAATCTCATCTTCTTCTTCACATTTGATTTTGTGATTTTTGTGATTCAAGATTTCGTACAGCTTCACACATTGATGTTCATTCTCGAGGTACTTCTTGGTGCAGCCGCGCAAGTAGCTTCTGGAGACTCGAGGATACGGGCAACCTGAGTTTCGTGCGCGTGCTCCGGTGTATACCTCAATTTCGTCAACTTTGATACGTTCCTCAATGAAATTAATAAATGCATCTATGTTCTGGATACCGTGCTTAATTACAAATTTAGTTAACTTATCTCCATTTTTTTTCTCTATTTTCTTAATTTCTTTACGATTACATTTCCTCGGATTATTATGCTTTTTCCAGCGTTCTTTATTAGTAGTGTTTTTTTTTAAACATTCATAGCTACATGCTACAAAATTATACCCATTATGGACTTTATTTTCGCAAAATGCACAAGTTGTTTCTTTTTTTTTCTTAGATTTACTTTCATCTAATGACTCATATTTTATTCTTATCTTCTTATCTTTTTTTGTCTCATATGGTCTTTTTTTCGTCGATATTTTTTTTTTTTTGTTTTTTTGTTTTATTAAAATCGTTTTCGTTTGTTTTTTCTGTTCACTCACAGATGAGGCAGAGACAACGTCCTCTGCATCCGTTCTGGTTTTTGCCAGACTCTATAGTTTTGTAAAAATATTTTT